TTTATGTAGTTACATAGCTAAAATAGTGAATGGCTCTGTATGGCTCTTAATCTGGGGCTATGGGTATAGGGGGTTTATTTGTACCACCTAAATAAAATTCACTCAATTCGTTCAAAATACAGCTTTCAGCCAACTATACTTGGGTCAACTGATAGCATATGAGTTGTTCAGCTTATCAGATCAGTCTATTTTGTTGGGGTTTGGGGTTTGTTGGTGGGTTGATTAGCGGCAAAAACAAAAACCACATATTATAATTAACGCGATAAGTCTTTTTCTCGCTCGCGGTCGGTCGGGCAGGGGTCACGTGGGGGGTGTGCGTATACGTATACACAGAAATACACAGATCAGGTTTTTTCACTGTTAACCACTACAGCAACTGGCAGCTATATATGTATCATTATTGCAACACTTATAATAATTCGTACATAAATGTGTTGTATTTATGCAACACTAGTCACTTTTCACTTGACAGCCCTCATAAAAACTGGTATAATTAAGTATAACTAAAACATTCACATCACTTAAAGTGTATACAGTTAAACTATCCCTTATATATTACTTTATAATACACTTAAATGAATCATTTTAAATGGTTCTATAGGAATAATATACGTACAAATTAAATTAAGGCTTGACTTTGGCACGAAAATCAGTAAAACTATACACAGACAATGTTATTGAAGAGTTTTATAAAGCTCTTGTAAATAACACGTTAGATAAATTACATATTCCCCATAGCGATGTATTCTACGTAAGGACAGCGGTAGAGGCTCACTATGGTCGTTCTTTTACTTTGAAAGAAGTAGAGGATGCTATGAAGGCAGAGGGGTGGAAAGACTCTAATGATTAGGTTAAATAGGAGATATTACTATGAAACAAAAAAAGACCAAAGGTTATGCTAAAGGTGGAATGAAATCTACCGCAGGTAAAAAAGGTTTAGCAAAGCTACCTACATCTGTACGAAACAAGATGGGCTACATGAAAGGTGGCGGCATGAAGAAGACTAAAGGCTACGCTAAAGGTGGTATGACTATGAAGAAAACTAAAGGATATGCTAAAGGTGGAATGAAAAAAACTAAAAGCTATTCCAGAGGTGGAAAAAGATAACATATCGGACTTGCAATATTGTCTGTAGTATGATATAATAAAATATGTTATAACTTCCTTGTGCTAATAATTGCACACTAATAAAAGGAGTAATAACATGAAACAATATTTAAACAAACTATGGAAAAGCTATTTGATATACCAAGAAAGACGAGCAGCATATGAGGTGCTAAATTCTCTAAGTGACTATCAGCTTAAAGATATTGGTATAGGTAGCAGAAGCGATATTAGGAGAATGATATGCGAGTATCAAAAGAAGTAAATGTCGTACTTAATAAGTAATGTACCACATTTTAAATGTTGGGTAAGAAGAGAGTTTACCTGTAATCATCAAGACTATCATGGCGAATTTTTACACGCTATGGTATTTGCAGTAAACACAATACCTGACAGGTCGTTAAGCTTTCAGCTTGTATTTACAGGCTGTGAGGTTGACAGAGAAGACGGACCTGAAGCCAATGTACATGGCGGTGCAATGTGGGCTAGGATGCCCATACAAGCCCTTGTAGCAGATGTACCAGTGGATGAGTGGGCAGTACCAATGGAAGACCACATGTGTCAGCCTTGGGATTGTGAGTCAAGACATCACAGTGTAATAGTGATGGACAGAGTTAGTTCCTCACCTTGGCTATGTAAAATAGCTAATGAGTTTTACACAGGTAAGTATTTATTTACTGTTGACTACACAGACAGCGATATAGCTGATGACCCTGCACAGCATAAACAGTCACATGTTTTATATTTAACAGATGCAGGACAGTGGACAGGAAACTTGGTAGCATTACCAAACAACAGAGTAAGAGCTACTAGCCCTGCTCTCTGGAGAACTGGAGAAGGTGCGCCTGACTTTACACCGTCACAGTGGACACACTCAGCAGAGAGCCACGAAAGTTACCTAGACCCATCGGTAACATTTAATAATTTATACGAGAATAAATATGACAGCAAAAGCAAAAACTAAGATTAATAAAGTAGTAAAGGGTTTAAAGAAAGCTTCAAAGCTTCATGCAGGTCAAGCTAAAACTTTATCGGCCTTAAAGTTAAATAAAGGTGGTAGCACCGTAAACAAAGCAGGTAACTATACTAAACCAACTATGCGAAAGAGTATGTTTAATCGCATTAAGGCAGGCACTAAGGGTGGTGGAGCAGGTCAATGGTCTGCAAGAAAAGCTCAGATGCTTGCTAAACAATATAAAGCAAAGGGTGGAGGATACAAATGATAAAGTATTTAAAAAGACTTTGGTGTGCTATAATGAACAAGAAGTGTTCTGATAACTGCACTTGCAATGAGTAAAGACCCTAAAAAAGGTACAGGTAAAAAACCTAAAGGGAGTGGCAGAAGACTATATACTGACGAGAATCCAAAAGATACAGTTAGTATAAAATTTGCTACTGTGCAAGATGCTAAAGATACTATAGCTAAAGTAAAAAGAATAAATAAACCGTATGCTAGAAAAATACAGATACTTACTGTTCTTGAGCAAAGAGCTAAAGTTGCAGGGAAAATGGAACAAGCTAGATTAGCTAAAAGAGCTAAAGAACAATTAAAGAAAGCAAGAGATGGCACTAGCAAAAAGTCAACGAAGTCTTAAATCTTGGGGTAAGCAGAAATGGAGAACCAAAAGTGGTAAGCCTTCTGCTAAAACAGGAGAGAGATATTTGCCTACAGCAGCAATTAAGGCATTGTCTCCACAGGAATATGCAGCTACAACAGCAGCAAAAAGGAAAGGTACAAAAAAGGGTAAGCAGTTTGTTAAGCAACCTAAAGGAATTGCTAAGAAAACTCGCTCTTACCGCAAGGTTACTTAGACCTAGACGGTGGGAAACATATGCCCTATTTGTGGGCATGGTACGGTTTTAGTAAAAAACCGATTATCGTGTCTATACTGCGAAAACTTTTATGACGCAGAATTAGCTAAAGCATGGGTAAATTATATTTATGACACAAAAAAAATTTCAAAACCACAGCGAGTACGAAGACTACGACCTAGATGGGGATGGAGTAGTGACGGATGAAGAACTTGCTCACGCTAAAGAAATTAATAAAACTGAAGCAGACCTACGTAAGCAAAAGGCACAGCGTAGAATGGCTACAGCTACATTAATAGGTATGGGAGGATTTACAGCAGCAATGTTCTTCATGCCTATTGAGCATATAGACGCACTATCAGACTTATCTAACTTGTTTTATATATCAGGTGCAGGTATAGTAGGTGCATATATGGGAACATCCGCATGGATGTCAAACAGAAGTAAATGACACTAAAGCCTGCAAAACTAAAACCTACAAGTAGAACAACTAAAACAGGTAGACGTATTTATAAGTTTGGAGACAGAGATGTTTCAGAAATATCTGCAACTTTTAAATACAAAGGTAAGTGGATAAATATTCCAAGCATACATAATGGTAAAATAATTAGATCTGAAAAAAAATTAAAACAAATGCTTGATGACAATGAAATTAAACCAACTAGCACCCATAAGAGTCTAGCGTTAGCAGAAGCAGCAGCGGCTAAACGTAGTGGATTATTAACGAGAGGTAGAGGATTTTAAATGGCAGACAACGTAATTAATATAAATAAAAAAGACTACAAGGTAGATGACCTAGATAATAAGTCTAAATACATTGTAGCACAAATAAGAGACTTAGAGGGCAAGGTAGCCTCTGCTAAGTTCCAGTTAGATCAACATGAAATAGCTAAACAACAATTTGTAAACATGCTTATTAATGCCGTTGAGGGAAAACCTAACGGTAAGGATAGCTAATGTTTAATATTGCAGGTACGTTAATATCTTCAGTTGGCAGCCTAGCTTCCACTTACCTAGACGGTAAGGTTGCAGCCAACAAAGCTGAAGCACAAATTCGTTTGAAGGAAGCTACAGGCGATATAGATTGGGATCTAGCTGCTATTAGGGCATCTCAGAGTTCGTGGAAAGATGAATGGATAACTGTACTTTTCTCCATTCCGCTAGTACTGTCCTTCTGTGGTGATTGGGGTAGGGAGATAGTGGCAAACGGCTTTTCTGCTCTGGCAGGGATGCCTGATTGGTATCAGTATAGTTTAGGTGCAGTTGTAGCTGCGTCACTGGGAACTAAAGGAGTATCTAAATTCTTTGGTCCTAAGAAGAAGTAATGAAACATGGATCTTTCCTTTTAAAGTATAAAGGAGAGTTTCCAGTAAGACACATTAGATTTAATGCTATGTATTTGGGTGAAAGAAAAATACCCTTAAATAGATTTAATAGTAAAAGGAAATACAGGAATGGCTTATACACTATCAACAAGGTCGTTAGACAAACTAGAGGGAGTAAATGAAGATCTAGTTAAGGTTGTTCAAAGAGCAATAGAACTAACTAAAATTGACTTTGGAGTTATCTACGGAATGAGAACACTGGAAGAACAAAAGAAGTTGTTTGACGCAGGCAAATCGCAGACCATGAAGAGTAAGCACCTAACTGGTGACGCAGTGGACTTGATGGCATATGTAGATGGAAAGGCAAGTTGGGAACTTAACCTGTACGATGACTTAGCTGATGCTATGAAGTGGGCAGCTACAGAGTATGGCACTAAGGTTCGTTGGGGTGCAGCTTGGCATATTCCTGATATATCTACGTGGGATGGCACAATGGAAGAAGCTATGATGGCTTACATTGACCTACGCAGATCAGAAGGCAGAAGACCATTTATTGATGGTCCACATTTTGAACTTAATTAAGGGTAAGTAATATGGCACAAGATTTAGAAAGAATAGAAGACTTTCTTAAATATAAAAAAACTGGGTCAGGAAAACTAGCTGATAGATTAGTTGCTGATATAGTTGGAAAAAATAATATAGATAGTGATAAGACAGATAAAAAAATAAAAGAAAATACAGAAAAGTATAAAGATAGAGGTACATCTGGTAGAAAACATGCTGAAGAATTAAATGAAAAATTAGCAGCAGCATATAGAAAAAGGATGCTTAAACGAGCAGAAAAAGGTAACAAGGATTTACAACTGCTTCAAAGTTACGGAACAGATGCTCCAAAGTCTAAAGGTTTTATGACTAAAAATACTGGAGATACTAAGGACGATATAAAAGTAGGCTTTGGTCCTCGTGTACAAGATGATCGTTTTGATTTTGATGATAGTCCAGATCCAGATCCAAGGGATAATCCATTTAGAGAGAAAAAAGATTTACCTCCAAATAAACGACCAAACAAACCAAAGCCAAAGCCAAAGCCCAAACCAAAGCCAACAGTTATGAATAGAGGTGGGCTAACAAAAAAAGGAAATGCTGACTATCGCAAGACAGGTATGTTTTATAATTAATGGACATCAAAGTATCTATAGGTCTTGCTGCAACTTTGGCAATGCAAATCTCTGCTGCAGTCTGGTATGTAGCTCAGACGGATGCTACCATTAAGGACTTGTCAGCTACGGTTGCTGAACTAAGTTCTGCTAACTTAAAAAGAGATGTAGATGTTAATGCTAGTAATATTACAAACATTGACGGTGACGTTAAATCTTTAGGCACACACTTAGCTAGAGGCATAGGTGATAGCAATGATATACTCAGACGTATAAGTATATTGGAGACAGATGTAATGTACATGCAGAAAGAAATATACAGGAACGATAGGTAATGGCTGTAGGTATGAAAGGTCACACTATAGGCGGTGGTCATAAACGTGCTACTAAGAGTGGCGCAGGTATGACAGCAAAAGGTGTAGCTAAGTATCGTAGAGATAACCCTGGAAGTAAACTACAAACTGCTGTTACAGGCAAAGTAAAAAAAGGCAGTAAAGCTGCAAATAGACGTAAATCATATTGTGCAAGATCAGCAGGACAAATGAAACAATTTCCTAAAGCAGCAAAGAATCCTAATAGCAGACTGCGGCAGGCAAGAAAAAGATGGAGATGTTAATTGGCTAGAGAACTAACAGATAAACAACAAAAGTTTTTACAGGTATTATTTGATGATGCTTATGGTAGTGTAGGTAAAGCTAAGAAACTAGCAGGCTATGCTGAAGGCACAAGCACCACAGATATTGTAACTGGATTAAAGGAGGAGATACTTGAAGCGACTCAAATATATATGGCATGTAATGCTCCTCAAGCTGCCGTTGCACTGGCAGGTGGGGTACTTGATCCAACTCAACTTGGCATACGAGATAAGCTCTCTGCTGCGAAAGAATTGCTTGACCGCACTGGTCTGGTTAAGACTGAGAAGCTGCAAGTAGAGGCATCAGGTGGGGTAATGCTAATGCCACCTAAGAAACAAGAAGAAGATGAATAGATCA